TAAGGAATCGAGAACATGCCTCAAGTTACTGGCCGAGTATTCATCAGCGTGGGCGGTCGCCGCCTGCGCAGCAAGCCCGGCGCCACGCTCGATATCGGTGGCGTGCGGCGAGATCCCGTCACCAGCGACAGCGGCGTCGATGGCTACACGGAATCGACCACCGCGCCGGCGGTCAACTGCACCATCAGCCACATGGCCGGCGTGAGCCTGGCCGACCTGGCTGCGATCCGCGACGAAACCATGCGGTTCCAAACCGACACCGGCATCGGCTACACGATCCGCGGCGCCTGGTTGGCCGCACCGCCCACGCTGGGAGGCGGTGGCGAGGTCACGCTCGCCTTCAACGGCGTCGAGTGCATCGAAGGCTAGACCCCTGTAAAACCGTTTTAAGGAACACCATGAAAGACTCCCTGACCGTTATCAAGACGCTGCCTTCGCCCTGGGTGGTGGGTGGCAAGCCCGTCACCGAGATCGAAGTTCGCGAGGCGTCCCTGGGCGACTCGCTCGAGGCCGAGAAGGAAGCCAACCCGGCCCTGCAGCCGACCGCCTTCCAGGTTGCGCTGGCCTGCCAGGTGTTGGTGCGCGCGGGCGATGACACCGGCCCCTTTGTGCCGGCGCAGTTCAAGACCCTCAAGGGCAAGCAGTGGGCCGTCTTCCGTGAGGCCATGCAGGAGGCTGAAAAGCTGGGGGAAGACTGACGCGCGGCCGCGAGGGCGCGCTGCTGCAGATCATGCTCTTGGCACCCCGGCTCGGTGGGAGCCGGGCCGAGATCCTGGCGCTTCCCTTGGCGGAAGCGCAGTTTTATGTAGATCAGCTCACTAAGAAGAGGTCCGGGGAATGAGCGAATTCGTCGTTGGGGTTCGTGTCGATGGCACCGCGGCCGGCCTGGCCAAGGCCGCGCTGGAAGCCAAGAAGGCCCTTGACAACATGGCCGTCGCGGGGGCCAAAGACCTCACCGCTATCGGTCGTGCTACCAAGCAGACCGAAACC